GAACCACTCCTTGAAGGTATCGGGGATGATCACATCGCGTACCAGACCGCTCGTCTCTTTGAAAACCAAGCCAAAGAGTTCACGAAGCAAAGTCTGAACGAAGAATTAAGCCCTGCGGCTACCACCACGGGTAAGATTGGCACCTTCCAAAAGTTTGCCTTCCCGCTCATCCGTCGTACCTACCCGGAACTCATGTTCAACAAGATTGGTGCCACCCAGGCCATGGACGGCCCGGTTTCGCAAATCTTCTACATGGGCAACTCGCGTGCGATTGGTTCTGAAGAGCAAGTGATGTACTCGAAGTTCAACATCACCCCGCGTAACCTTGTTGCCAGCCGTATTGGCTCGCAGTCGGGTGCTCCTGGTCAAGCTGGTAACGCCCAAGGCGTTGCTTTCGATCCGGCGGGCGGCGTGAGTGCGTTAACCAGAAGTGGCATTGAAGGCGGCACGCTCGCTGAAAATGGTTTCGATCTTTCTAACGTCCTTGGTAACAACAACGATAAGAATGGTAGCCCTTCGACCACGATGGGTGGTAAGTTGGCCTCCTTCCCGAGTGCGACCACGATCCTGGGTTACGCGGTTTCTTCTGCTGAAAGGCTTAAGAACCAGGAAATCCCTGAAGTCAACATGCACATTCAGAAGCAAACGGTTCAAGCGCGTGAGCGTAAGATGAGAGCCCTTTGGACCCTGGAAGCTGCTCAAGACCTCAAGGCTTACCACAACCTTGACATGGAAGCTGAACTGACGGATCTGCTCTCGAAGGAAATGAACCTTGAGATTGACCGTGAACTGATCGAAGACATTCGCATGATCGCCTACGGTCCTGCTGCCCTCGGTGGCGGTTGGGGTGGCTGGTACCTTGAGTCGCTGTACCAAGGCAACGCCGACAACTTCCCTGGCATTGGCGGTACTGGGAATGCTCAACCGGGCGGCACGTTCATCGCTGGTGCTTATGAGTACGACTTCAACTCGGCTCTGACCTCTGAAGAGGCGGATGTTGCTACTGGCGACATTGGCGGCACTGCTGGCGACGGCATCAACCGTAGATACTCGAACGTCTACGTCATGGATCTGAACCACTTTGCGACCACGGGCACGAGCTTCGCGCCTCAGACGCTGGGTCACATCTACTCGAACGTTCTGGCGATGATCAACTTCGCTAGCACGGACATCTACCGCACGACTCTCCGTGGTGCTGGTAACGTCATCATCACCTCTCCGGTCATCGCGTCGATGCTTGAGTCGGCTGCGAAGCTTGAAGGTGGCCTCCCTGCTGCTGACGGTCCTACGACTGGTGGTGGTGCTAACGGTGCTCAGATCCAGTACGTCGGCAAGTTCGCTGGCAAGTACGATCTGGTTGTTGACCCGATGTTCCCTGAAGACGAGATCATCGTTGGCTACAAGGGTGCGAACGCGATGGACGCTGGCTACTTCTACTGCCCGTACATCCCGGTCCAGCCGCTGGACACGGTGGTCGATCCTGAGACCTTCCAGCCGAGAAAGGGCATCCTGACTCGTTACGGCAAGGTTGCGGTTCAACCGGCCTCGCGCTTCTACCGCGTGATCCGACTGATCGGTACTGGTAGCGATTACCTGACACCGGAAGTGTTCAGACAGACGGCTGCGGGCGGTAACGCCTTCAACGCTAACGGCCTGTATGACACCAAGGGTCCGATTGGCTAATAGCTAACGGCTAAACAACGGGAGAAAGGGCTCAGTTTTAAACTGAGTCCTTTTTTCATTTCTAGGGTAAATATATTTGATATGCCTGAGTACGGAGACAAAGTAGGGATACCAGTTGTTAGAGCTTATGGCTCTTCATATGGAACATATGGAGGCAATAGACTTAAGGATTATAAAAGTCCAAAGGACACTGATCTTAATAACAAGGATGCTAAAGACGTAAACGAATTTAAAACGTTTAACAGAACTATTAAAGATTATGTTTTAGCAAAGCTTGGTCATCCTGTAATTGATGTTGAGCTTGATGACTTTCAAATTCAAATCTGTATTGACGAGGCCATTTCCAAGTTGGAGTATCACGCTCCTGATTGGATGACTCAGTATGCAGTGTTTAAAACTGAAGCTGGTGTCAACGTATATGAACTCCCTCAAGAAATTGCTGACAATTTAAATGACTGCTGGTATCGAAGAGACTTCTTCAAGTTTGGCGCGAATCCTGGCTCGCTTGAGTTTGATTTTGCTGTCATGTTTTTCACGAATACTGGATTATTTAATAATTATAATGTTAGCCAGTATCTTCTTATGCAACAATACCTAAAACAGGTTAAAAATGTTTTAGGGAAAATGTCTACATGGCAGCTTGTTAATAATAAGTTTTTGCATATTTGGCCTAAGCCTGAGGAGAATGATGAAGATGTTCTTTTAGAGTTCAGAGCCTTCGACCCAAGCAATCTTCACCATGCGTATAAGAGTTGGTTACAGAGATACACTTTAGCTTTATCTAAGGAAATCTTGGGTGGTATTAGGGGTAAGTATCAAACTCTCCCAGGTCCTGGTGGTGGAACTAGACTGAATGGAAGCGAATTAATGGCTGAAGCTCAACGAGAAAAGGAAATGCTTGTTGAAGAGCTTGTAACTGAAATTGAGCCTCCTGCGTTATTTGATATCTTCTAATGTCTAGATTTAAGGTAAACACACCTCCTACGAATTTTCCAGAGGAGAGAGATACTAGGTTATCGTTATTCAAAAAGAAGAACGATAAGAACTTATTTAACATGGTGGATGCTGAGAACATTAAGTTGTCAGGTTCTAGAATTAAAGTATTTGAATACATCCCTTCTAACGACATTGACGATGTGTATCAGGAGTCTAGGCAGAAAACTATAGCACAAGAACCTGTTACTCTATGGGCTCACTATGATCCCCGACCAATCGAAGAGAACCTTTCTCAGTTTGGTGTAGAGATGCAAATAGATCAAGTGTTTGTATTCAACAAGTCTTACACTGAAAATATCATGGGTCGATCCATCGCCATAGGTGATGTATTACAACCTGAGTTTCAAGAGATGAAGTTCGAAGTGTTCGAAGTTCAGGAAGATAGCTTTGAAGCTTATGGTGTTTATCACCTAATGGTCCATGCTAAACTTCTCAGGGACACGCAGGACATTCATAATCAAGAACTCTTTGATCGTCCTGATCAAGTAGGGGGTAGATTCTAATGCCTGATAAGGATGCATTAACCGTTAGGAATAGGATAGTAGAACTTACAACCACTAAGTTATTGCCTGTTATTGATAATGTTTATAAAGAGAGCTTACGTAGTATGCTTCATATCTTTGGGAACATTTATTACATCGACGGGAACACAAATAGGGTAAAGATTAAATGTTCTCATGGTAATCCCGAAAGGATTGCTGGTCGTCTTAAAGCAGACAATACCCTTATCTTACCTATGTTGACCATTGTCGAGGCTGGGACGGATAGTGATGCAGCAAGAATGCGTTATCAGAATATTGTCAGTGAAACTCATTTTGATAAGGACAAACTAAGAGCAACCAGAATTCTGAGCCTACCTCCAAGGCCAATTAATATCACTTATGATATCAATCTCTGGTGTAAGTACAAGGCTGATATGGACATGATCAGGGCTAGTATCTTCTCTTTGTTTAGCCCTGATTTGAATATCGAAACACAATATTCAGTACACAATAAGGCATTCATTGATAGCGAGCGCGACGTAGGAAGTGTGATTGCTTCTGATACTGGTGACAGGATACTCCAGAAAACAATAAGCGTCACTCTTGAGACTTATATCCCCAGCCCTAAGTTTACATTTACAAATACTGGTGAAATTAAAGAATTTAAGTTCAATACTACCCTTAATGAGGGTTGAAATTAACTAGTTTTAAATCCCCAAGGTAGTAAATATAGTAGGAGCTTTTTATATGAAAGTAATTAAGAACACAAGTATGCAAGGTCTCAGCATTCCCTTTGGAGCACCTGAGGGCGTAAAGACTTTTTTCTTAGCTCCTAAGCAGCAGATAGAAGTTCCTGAGAAATGGAAGAGTAGTGTCGCCGAGACCTTGGTTCATCGCAGGATGGTTAAGGTTAAAATTGTGCCCGACCCTGTTCCGGTCGTGCCTAATGTCGAGACCTCCAAAAGAAAAACCCGTAAAAGTAGTTAATCATGGCAATTCCAAAAAGTCCATCCGTCGTAGTTCTTGAAAACGATATTTCGATATTTACTCCCAATATCGATTCAAGTGTTGTAGGCATAGTGGGTTTCGCTAATAAAGGCCCGATCAATAAGCCAACTCTGATTACCAGTCAAGAAAACTTAATCAGAAAATTTGGATTACCTGATACCACCCTGCAAGGTCAAGCGATTGAAGGTGCTCTTGAAATCCTGGAAGCGACTAATCAGCTTTACTTTGTAAGAGGGATTGCTGCTGCCTCTGTGTCGGCTTACGCCTCTGCAACTGTACCATTAGCCGCACCAGCGGCTGTTCAAGTTAGTGGTTATACCTTAAGCACCGATGCATCCTCTATCTTTTACTCAATCAAAGATGACGCTGGTGTGACTACGGAAACGGGGACTGTTCAACTTGTTAGCTCGGTAGCTAACGATACTATTCCGAAGGTGTTTAAAGCAGCTTTTAATCCTGATGTTTTGGGTGATCAAGATGTGTACTCGTTCGCTGATGGTGATACCGTTTTCTTAGCATCTAAGTACGCGGGTTCTGGCTCCACACTTCAAGTTTCTTCTCAACATGTTGGCCTTGGATTCTCTGCTCTAGGCAATCTTGGAACAGCCGTAAGCGCGGGTGCGGGGTCATCTATGACTGCAAGTGGTTTCACAGCTTCAGCCGTCAACGCCAATGTATACTCAATTTACCCTGGCGCTGGTTACAACCTTAGCTCTATGAGAGACGGTTCGACCAGGGGAGTTTCTGTTGAAGTAAATAATCTCTCGGTCAGGGATCAAGTTGTTATCAATAACGACGGGTCTCAAGTTGAGTCTTTCAATAGAATTGAACTAGCCCCTTCTAGTGCTCAATCGATTGAGTTCTTACTGAATGTTGACGAGGATAATAATGAGTCTGAGTACATTTTTGTTGAACTTGAGGACACCACTGGTAATGCTTACACTCCCAAGAATGATTTCGAAGCTAAGGCTAACAGCATTGGTGTCGTAGGTGGCGATGGTACTACTACTGATGCTGGAACTCCAAGATTCTTGAAGCTTCGTGAAGGCACTTTTAACCTCGCTGGTGGTGATAGCGGTGCTACCGCAGCCTCCGATTTGGTCGGTACTGTCGCCGCTAAGACAGGCATCTACGCTCTTGATGACGATGCTTTAAATGTCTCTATTGGACTGCTTCCTGGTATCACTGATGATACAGTTCAAAATGCTTTTGTGACACTGGCTGAGTCTTCTAAAAACTTCTTAGCCCTGGTTGCTCCTCCGTTTGGCTTGTCTGAAGTTCAAGACGCAGTTAAGTGGATCAACGGTCAATCGGCTGACACTAGGGATACAGCTTTAAACTCGTCTTACGCTGCTGTTTACTGGCCTTGGGTTCAGGTGTTCAACCCGTTTGCGGGCGCTGAAGAGTATTATGATCCGACCATCTTTGCGGCTAGGCAGTGTGTGTTCACAGACGCTGTTTCGGAGCCTTGGTTTGCCCCTGCGGGATTCAACAGAGGTCGCCTAACTAAGCCTACCAACACAGAGATTAAGCTTAATCAGGGCGATAGGGACGCCTTATACAGCAACTCGGTTAACCCAATCTCAAACGACCCAACCACTGGGATTACGATCTTTGGTCAAAAAACCACGCAGAGAACGCCTACTGCCCTTGACAGGGTGAACGTTCGAAGGCTGATGATCTACCTGCGAAAAGTTCTTCTTGAGCTTGGTAAGCCATTCCAGTTCGAGCCCAACGATCAATTTACTTGGGAGTTGGTTGAGGATGCGATCAATCCGTTCCTTGACGACCTTTTGGCTAGAAGAGCCATTGTTGAAGGCTCGGTCAAGTGTGACTCGACAACGAACACTCCTGCAAGAGTTGACAGAAATGAGCTTTGGTGCTCGGTGACGATCAAGCCTACGAAGGCTGCTGAGACGATCGTCTTCGAGGTCAACCTCACAAGCCAATCGGCAACCATTAACTAAGTATAATCATGGTAGACAGTTTCTTAAAAAATGACTACAGAGCGAATTTTGAGCCTGGGAAAAGTCTTCCCAAACTCTCCACAAAACTCGATGCTGTCAGGTCTTATCAATTTGAAGTGAAGTTCTTTGGGCTTCCTAGTGAGTTCTCTCAAACACAGCAAGTCCTTACTGCCGCTGCGAAACAGGTGAGTCCTATCGGTGGTTCTGTCGATGACATCGTTGTTGATCGTCTTAACGACAAAATGTACTACCCTGGCAAGTTTACCCCAGACGCTGTTACGATCACTTTCGATAACCAGCTTCTAACCAACACAACGCCTGCTCTCTGGAATTGGTTCAAAACTATTTATGATCCGATTTCGGGTGACATGACTAAGTTGGCTGCGCCGGGTGGACCGGGTAACAAGTCTTTCAAGGCGTCCAAGATGACAGTTCTTGAGCTTGATAACACTAATGAGCCTCACGCCTTCATTGAAATGTATGGTGTGTATGTGACAGGTGTTAGATACTCGGAGAAGAACTACGCAACGAACGACTTTTCCACTGTTGAAGTGACATTCCGCTTCGACTTCTTGGATTACGACAAGATCAACTAACCTCTTAGATCTAATTCAGGTAGCCTTCTCTCTAAATAAGAGAGAGGGCTATTTGTCTATTATAAGTTATGGACTTTTTCACGGAACTTTTGAAGAGCTTTAGTCGGAAGCATGATCGTAAGCTTAGACTTCTGGAGCAGGATAAGGATCCAGCCGCAGAGCAATTAGCCAAGCAGGCAGAAGCTTTAGGTAAAAACCAACTGTTTAAGGTGGCGAGGACCAACCCTATTAGTAGACCTAACGAAAAGCCAATATTTGTTTGGACAACCGGCCCAGACGCCAAGAAGAATCCAAACACTTTAAAATTCAGTTATGTAGCGGATGCCACAAAAGGGTTAAATGTATACGACAACTATGAAAAATTCGTAAACTCTTTTAGAGAAGATGCACCGGATCAAGAGGCTTTAGATGCGGAAGAAGCAGAAAAAAGAAAAGCTGAGGCTGAAGCTGCGGCTGAAGTAATCACTCCGGCTATCGACGAAGGTTTATTGGAACTAGGCATTGATGTGAAAGCTGATCCAGATATGGCATCACTATTTAAGTCATTATATCTGAAAGCTCAAGCATATGGCAAGGGGGCTGGGGAGGCCGGGATCGCGGGTGGCCTTGCATCGGCGAGGCGTTCGCAGGCGACTGCTTTTGTAACTTCTATTGTGAAAGAATTCCCGGTTGTACAGGCTGAGGGTGATCTTTTTCGTGTGGTCGGAGCAAAGTCATCTAAGGAGAGAACTATTGCACTTGCAGAAGCATTAAACAGTATTGGGTCTGACACCTTTTGCGGTAGGTTTAGAAAGACAGATAATGATCAGATAATTATTGATACAAACTTTGGAGGAAAATCACAAGGTAATGTGTTTGGCGGCACTCAGAAAGCCATCATTGATAATATGATAAGAGAATCTAACTGCCCAGAGATACCAATTGTAAGCATTATACGGGACTCCGGTGGTAAGATATCATCTGAAAATAATACTAGAGGCACAGCTTTAGAAAAGCCCGCAGAACTCTTTGCTTTAAGCAGAAGACTTAGGAAGTTGCAAGGTGTAGAGGGTGTAGATAGGCAAAAAGTAGAACAGATGATAATTGAGATGGAACGGGATATTAGATCAGATATCTTAAGCCTTAACCGTACGAAAGAAACTTGGTTAGATCTGGCTGAGAATACGGCAATACCCGAGGAGTCGCAAGCGGAATTTGATTATCTACAGAGCGTCTTGCAAGACCAGGGCAGACTTATTATAGCAATGGCTACGGTCGCAAGAGCATCCTCCGAAGAACGTAATCCTGACTTTGTGTTCCAAGCGGGTGGAGTTGTAGGTGGTGGTAGGAAGCAAGATTCAGTAGAGATGTGGACAGACTTAAAGGCTGCTAAAGCTGCTTTCAAGAAATCTACCGGAACCACTCCTAAACGAGGAGAACTTAGGGCTGTGCGGGCTGAGGATGTTTACAAACAGTTTGGAGAGGAAGAGAAGTTTAAAGAACTTCTGGATGCTAAATTAATTGACGAAAATACTAAAGTTTATGTTACTGAGGTCAGCTACAAGAACTTATTCAGATCAGCGGACGGGACAGCGGGAGGAACTAATCTTGGTGGTGGTCGAGACTCTGACATAGATGCATACATGAATGGTGGGGGAGATAGTGGTGAATTGTTCTATACCTTTGAGCAAGCTGCTCAAATGACTGACGATGAGAAATCAGAATTTGATGACATACATCGACAGCAAATGAACATTAGGGAGCAATTAGATTCTCTTTCAAACAATATTGTCACTACAGTTGATGGTGAAGAAGTAACTGTTGATGCCTTATCTGATTTAGTGGACGCCACTTTAACGAACATTAGAAATAACTCTACCTATGATGAAGCAAACAACGATCAGTTTAGAACAAGATTACTAAGGTTAGCCGATGATTATAAAAATGCTTCGCCGGATGCCAAACCTAATCTGGAAAGGCAGATGAAGAAAGAGTTGTTGGGTCCAATGCTAATGTCCAATCTAAGAAGGAATAAGGATTCAAAATCAGCACAATTCTATGCATTGGCTCTCATGTATAAGGGTGGTGGCTCTAGGAATAAAAATACACTGCTGCAAGTAAACAACCTGAACACAGGTACATCTTACGTATCAACTCAAAACCACCAATTTGAACAAATTGCTAAAAGCATTAGAGAAGGCGGTGACGATGGCTTCAACTTTAACGTTAGGGGTAAAGCTTTCTCCTTCAACAAAAAAGGAGATAAGAATGCTTCTGTTCGGTTAGAGTGGAATAGTGATGATCGTAAGTGGGATTGTTCTGAGTCAGAGACAATGACAACTAAGTATGCTCAAACCAGTAGAGCCATGTTTAATCCCGAAGGAAGACAAGATGCTAGCATTGTCTGGGATGCTCTTAGTAAACTGCAAGAGGCTTTAGGCATCATCAAAGAAAAAGTAAGAATCCTCGATACAGACTAAATCACAAAGTCTAAACATCGCAACCTGAACATCCCCAGATGAACCTACAAAACTTGGACCCTTCACTGGGAGATCCAACTCGTTCGTTATAGCCATGGGTTCTTTACGATTCTGACCGATAAAGAGTAAAAACTTTCTCGAAGATTTCTTGGAATCTCGATGGGCTTGAGCTATCATTTTTGAAATTGTTGATTTAGGATTCAATAAATCACTTACTTGTTCTTCATTGTATCCTTTCTTACATTCAATAATGAACTTAAACTTTTCTGGAGTAATTAAGTCTCCATATACTTTCAAGTATTCAGGTAACTTGTGAGTTGTAGCGAAGGCCCCAGACCCCGGTGTGCGACAGAACTCTTTTGTGTCGAACCTCTCATTAAGGGTATTGGCAATCTTATTCTCGAATCTATTACCTTTGGCTCTTGAGTTTACCTTTTTCTTTTTTCTTAATGGCGATACATCAAAATCGTCTTTCATTTCAAATCCTCTAAGCTATAATAGACCATGGATAAAGTATCACTATCGTTAAAGGATACCAAATTTAAATTAGTTGAAAGAAGTAGAGGACGTATGAAAATTCAAATTAAGTTTTCCAAGGAAGAAGCTGAGGGCTTTAAGAACTTTTGTAAGCTGAAACCGCCAGAACTTGAAGAGGACAACTTTTACAAGCAGATCTTCTTTGCAGGTTGCAACGCCATGACTGAGCAAATTCAAGCTCTTGTCGCAGCCCATAAGGAGTCTCAAGTCGAAGAAGAATCTCAGGTTGAAGAGGATACTCAAAAAGATGAGCAAATCGAAGAATAGCTTTAAAAGCCATAAGATTCATAACTCTAAGCACTTAGAGTCTATTGTAAAATCTAGTATAGAGGACAAGCAAAACTCTTACTATCTTATTATAAATAGTTGGGATAAGGTTTGCAACTACTTTAGTGACAGGCTACCGACTGAGGGTGAGACAAACCTTCATGTCATAGATATCTTCAATGTCCCAAACGCTCTTGACGTAATCAAGAATGCTATTAAGTCCCATAGGGAGACGATCTCAACTTCTTGTCTTTCTAAGTACGATCAGCTTCCGATGCTGGTTGTGGTTCACAAGTCTTTCCCTCGCGTCGTTTCATACAACGGCTCGGTGGGCGCAGAGATTGGAATCTAAACTGAGCTTGGGTCTTTAGGAACTCCCATTTTGTGGTTCCGATAAGACTCAAGCTTTTCGTTGTATCTCTTATTTTTAGAGTACAATAATCTTAGATTATTTAGAATCACAGTTGTGAAGTAATTGAAGGCCTGCCCAGATTCCCTGTTGAAGTTCTTCAGGACTTTGAGTATAAGTAAGAAACATTCCTGCTTTGCCTCTTCATGGTCAACATTAAATTTAAAAGATAGCATCAATCGGTTGATCAGCATATCGAACATTTCAAATAGTTCCTCTTCTGAGGAACGGTCGCCAGATTTAAAATCTTGAATCAACGCTTCAAACTTTTTATTGTCGATATAATAACTCACCTCCCTATCATAGTCTTATGCCACAATTAAGTTTCCAAGGTGTTAACCCGAAGTGTGAGGGTTGCCCCGCCTTAAGCATGAGCCTCCCTACTCATACCATTCTAGACTATGAGTATAAGGATGCCCCTGTAGACATTCTCTTCATTTCGGATTCAGCCAAGATGTTCGAAGGCGAGTACAGTCCGTTTAGACCTCAAGAGTACAATGTTATTCAACGTGAGCTTGGTAGGTTTACAAAGGATTGGGAGGTCGCTTACACGACTGCGGTTAAGTGTCCTAATATTACATCAGAGAATTTAAGCACTGGCATCAAGAAGTCTTGTAAAGCTCACCTTCATGACACCATTGATCACTACAAGCCTAGACTTGTATTTGCTTGTGGCAAGGTTGCAACCACCCTCCTCTATGGCAAAGCGAAGGAGGAGAGTAAGATTCGAGGCAAGGTCGATACTTTGTCTACTGAGGATGGGACGGAGTTCCAGGTAGTACCTATTATTCACCCATTCCAGGTCGTAGCAGAGCCTAAGAACGCCTATCTTTTCCGTACCGACCTAGAGAATGCATTAAATAATGAGCTTTTAGGGAAGGCCACAGACGCTCAGGTAGACCATACTCTTGCGATGAGTATTGGTGAGTTGGATGAGGTAAGCGGTGAGTTTATTGATACCGAGATGGATCTTGCTGTAGACATCGAGACCACGGGTCTTAATTTCCTTGAGGACACAATTCACACAGTTTCGATGACACTCGTCAATCGTGATACTGGAGATCTCGGTAGGACCTTGGTATTACCTATCGATCACAAGGAGGCAAAACTCGGATATAAGGTGAAGGGTGCTTTCATGAGATTTATCTGTCAGGCTATGGCGAACAAAAATAACAGAAAGATATTGCAGAATGCTGGCTTCGACCTTAAGTTCTTAAAACGATATGGGGTCGAGGATGTATATAATGTGTATGATACGAAGCTGCTTCAACACCTGTACAAAGAGGATGTTCCTAAGTCGCTGGCTGATCTCGTCTACTACTACTTCCCAGAAGAAAAGTTCTAATGCTCACAGTTGAAGGTAAGAAGTTTGATTGGAAGAACATCTCATTAATTCAATGCGTTGAGGGTAATGCAAAAGATACCTACGCCACTGCAAAAGTGTATGTAAAACTACTTGAAGAGGTTCGTCAGAAGAAGTTAGAGCACCTGTATGAGAAGTTAATCGCACCTTTGACAGTTGCCTTTCGTGATATGGAGTTTGAGGGTTTATTGATTGATGAGGATAAGCTGAACGAATTGGATCAGCAACTTCAAGACAAGCTCAAGCTTGCAGATATCGCCTTACGAGCGGCTGCTGATTTAGAGGAGGATGCTAACCTTAACTCCACCAATCAACTTGTAAAGATTATCTACTCATTCGAGAAGAATGATGAAGGCGAGTGGATTCAAGTTGACGACTTCGGTCTTGGATTGTATCCTTTTGAGTTCACTAAGAAGGGTGCTCCTTCTACTAATGAAGAAACACTGACCAAGGTGAAGGCCATGGTCGAAGAAGAGTTCACAGCGAGAGGCTTGAAGGTTGAATAACGAAGAAGTAAACATCGCGAAGGCAGTCCTGAACAACATGTCTGATGACCAGTTGAAGGCTGCTAAGAAGTTCTTTGATCGCTTCTCGGAATATAAGAAGCTGACCAAGTTGCACTCGGTTTATATCGAGGGTGCTCGCACTGCATTACAGAACACTGGTAACAGCAGAATGTATGTGAAGTACAACATCGATGGTACAGTTACGGGTCGCATATCAAACTCAGGTGCTAACGTCGGTAGGAAGAAGACTGATAAGATCGGTGTATCTTTCCACACGTTGCCCCGTGAGTCTCTCGATGTAAACATTCGTGATTACGTGGTGGCTCCAGAGGGGCACGACTTCATCACGATCGATATGAAGGCGATGGAGCTACGAGTCCTTGCTCATGTTGCCAATGAGGAGAACATGATCCATGCGTTCAAGTCTGGCATCGACCTACACAGTTACTCTGCTGGACTTACGTTC